TCCAATACAACAACCTGTGATGTCATTGTCTGACCTTGCTGTGCTTGACCAGATTGTGTCAAGTCAGTTGTCTGAGTATTGGTATTGGCTTGGAATGAACTTGCTCCAGCTCCACTCAATGAACTTCCTCCTCCAGATGATAGCTGTGGTGGTGTTGGTGCAGAGCCAGCTTGATACTTCTGATTCATGATGGCCATTGCCTGTGTGATACCAATCAAGGATGCTGATGCAATGGCAGCAATACCAGCCGGTGATGGAGGAGGACCAAACTGAGCAATCCCTTTCACAATTGCTGATGCTGTGTCAATTCCAACCTGTGCTAATCTCAGAGCTTTCTCTCTTGCAAATTGTGCCTTCTTAATTTTCTCCTCTTCATTGAATGCCTTGAGTTGAACTTGATATTTCTGTTGTGCAAATTTCTCCTCAATGTTTTTTCTCTGATCAGCTGTCAATCCTTCTTGATTCAACTGAGCTTGCATATTGGCATCAAGATTTGCAAGATCATCTTCTCTGTTCTTAGCTATGCTGTTAAGTCTTGCTTGGTCAATCTGATTGACAAGTTCATTAACTTTCTTAAGCTCATCCAATCCTCTCTGAGCTCCCTCAATTGCAGCTGTTACTCCCTTGAGAGATTCTTCTCTTGCCTTAACTTCATTGGCTTTGGTTTGCTCATCATATTTCTTATCAATATCAGCTTTCTTCTTTTTGAAATCCTCTCTAAGTTTTAACTCATAAGCATTGTATTGTTCTTGAGTAGTATTGCCATTTTTTAAATTATCAATGTTAATCTTTTCTTGCTCCTTGTACCACTCATCCAAATCAAGCAATTCATTCTCTTGGTCAGAATTCAAATATCTCTGCCACTTATTCCTTAACTCTCTCTTCTTAGCCTCTGACTCTGCAATCTTATCAAGCTCCTCCTTGCTATACTTATTCACAATGGCAATCCTTTCTGCTGCCTCCTGTTCATCAATCTGTCTCAATAGCTCTGCATTGCCATGAGCTTGGTCTCTGAGCTTATCATATTTGATGGTTGACTGGAATAGCTCTTTCTCTTGACCTTCCTTCATCAAGTCCAGACTCAATTGGAATTGGTCATCCTCAGCTTTGATTCTGTCCTCATTTGCTTTGCGTTCAATCTCAGCCAATCTCTCAGCCTCTTTCTTGGCTGCCTCTCTTCTCTTCTCAGCTCTGGCTTTTGCTTTATCAGCTCTCTCCTTAGCTGCATCCTCCTCAGCTTTTGTCTCTTCAATTCTCAATACATCAAGATCCTCCTTAGCCTTGACATTTAATTTATATTGTTCATTTTTACTGGTTTGCTCCTTCTTCAATAATTTTTCAACTTCTTTAATTCTTTCTTGATCAACATTTTTTAAACTCTTAAGCTTTTTGATTTCATCCTCATAAGCTGCAATCTTCTCTTTTGACATTTGAAGAATACCTCTTCCTGACTTCAAAGCTGCTTGTAGTCTTTGTTCCTCAATCGCTCCAGTTTCTTTTCCAGCCGCTTGCGCCTTTCTGATTTCAAATGATAATGTATCATCAACAGCTTTTGCTTTCTTTTTTTCTGCTGATATCTTTTTGTTTAGTTCTTTCTCAGTTGCCTCAGTTTTTTCCTTAGCATTCTTTTTTATTTTGGCTGTTACCTCATCATCCTTGACTCCAAAGAATTCCAATGCAGAGACAATTCCTTTCAGCAATGGGATGATTGGCAATAAGGCCGAGACCAATCCCTTTCCAACTGGTCCAAGTTTATTAAACCAATTTATTGTATTCTGAACACCCTCAGTAACTTTATCCCAGTTAGCAATAAGTAAACCAATAGCAACCACAAGAGCTCCAATACCAGTTGAAATCAATGCCAATCTAAACAACTTCATTGCTGTGGTTGATGTTGTTGTTGCTGCTGCAAGACCTACATTGGCTCCAGCTTGAGCTGTTGTTGCTGCTGTATTGGCTAATGTGGGAGCAATGGAGCCAGTCAAGATAAAGTTCTTAGCTTTCTCAAGACCATTTCTAATTTGAATCCCAAGGATTGCCTCCTTATTCAAGTTATTCGAAACAATACTCACAGCATTGACCAATCCCTGAACAGCTTGCAACTTGACCATTGTTTCTGTCAAAGCCTCAGACTCAACACCAGTCAATGCAACTGCTGATTGTATTCCTTGGAAGGCTGCTGCTCCTGTCTCAATTCCACTTAGTGTGGTATCAAGGCCAACAAAGTCTGATGACAAGGCTGTTGTCTGAGCTTTTAAATCTCCAATCTCATCCTTTAATCCAGCTGCATTCCTAATGGCTTGCTGTCCAATGGGAGTCTCAGCTCCAGCTGCCGCAGCAATGTTCTGGTATTCCTTCATTGTCCTGGTCATCTCCCTCATGGTGAGACCACCAGCCTCAACTCTGGCATTCAGTTCCTGGAGCTTTTGGTCAAAGGTATCTATGCCAGTATTATCTGCCGCTGTTTTTTGTGTTGCCTTGAGATCTTGATTCAAGTCATTGACAGCTGCATCCATAGCTTGGATGTCCTGAACACTGTTACCAGTGTTGACCTTCAGTGAGAATACAACTGACTTCTCTGCCATTAGTTATTTACTTCGTATTTTGGAAGCTCAACATTGTTAACCCAATCAATGATATCTTGATCTGACCAATCAGATGTGTATGTGTATCCTGGAAAGTCAACACCAAACATTGCAGAAGGTGTTGAGAGTAATACATTTGCTGTGCATGTCTTGTTGATTATGTCATCAACTACTGTTGTGACTGTCACTGTTGGATTGATAATCTCAACATTGAACTGAGGAAATTTATAAGTTGCCATATTATGATAGTGTTGTTCCTGTTACGGTGAAGGTTCGTACTGCTAAATTCGATGAATTTTCGTTTTTGTCTTTTATATTTATTGCCCCTGCTGTGGTTACAGCCCATGAATAAAGTGAAGGAGCAGTTTTCCAAGAAGAAGAAGTGTGAGAAGAATAAGTTTGAACAAAAGCAGTAAATGGAGTATAGCCCAAAGGGTTTGCGAGTTCTCTATTTATTATATTATTCCATTCGTTTACGTTTGCTAATCTCCATCCTGAAGTAAATGGTGAAATAGAAATAGCCAAACAAGTATCTACTGAACTATTCCATCCACCCGAAACTACATTAGTAGCAGTTCTTTTATAGCCAAGCACATTACTACCATCATAAGTTGACCAATCAATGACTATGTTGTTTGTATATGTCTGACCACCAAGCTCATCAGTAAATCTATTCGTATTACCAAAAGGATTGTTACTTGCTAAGACTGTGAATGATGTTGCTCTTCCAGCCTCAAGGTCACCATCATCACCAGTTCGATAAGATGTTGTCTGACCTGTTTTCATTAGTTTTGCTCCAACAGGAATAGGTGTGCAAGTAAAGTCTTGAACAGCTGGCACAGTGACTGGTGTTCCATCACTATCAGTGATAGTAACATCTGGCAATGTCAATGTATCTCCAGATGCAACTGTTGTGTTATAACTGGAATCACTATTCTCCACAATTGCATCGGCACAGGCACCTCCACCTCCGCCGATTTTAAAGTTCAATGCACTGATCATAATACTAATATAACAGATCCAGATGTTAACTTAATTTGACTAAACTTTGCACCATTCTTTGGTCTTAAGATTGCTCCAGCTTTAACAGCAATGGATGAGTCTTGAATGTAATCATCTTTGACATCATCCTCTCCAATCTTTATGTGATTAAATATTGTATCCTCAAGAGCAACAATTGCATCACATGATATTTGAACTCCTGATTCTCCATTAACTATGTATGTGCCTTGTGCTGCTGATAGCACGCTTTGTGAATTTGCCATTTTATATGTTTTTATGGTGGTGTAACTATGGTGGTCTGAATACCCTCTCCTTCTATTATGCGAATCAGTTCGACAACTGTTGATGTATTCTTGCCACTCTGATAGTCACTAACTTTCAACAATCTATACACAACACCATCAATGTTGATTAAATTTCTGAAATCAAGACTATTGATATCTGATGGTCTCAGCATCACTGAGCATGTCACCTTCTTTCCAAATCTTGATATCAATTCCTTGATGAACTTCTCATGATACAGATACAAGTTGTTGGTTGGATAGGTTGATGTGGACCAGAACACATAATCTGGAACACCAAAGTTGAAATCAAAGGAAGGTGAATCCAAGTTGTCCAAGTGACCAACATAAGGATATGATGTCTCATTGAATGGTGTTCCATTCTCATCCACATGAATCCAATCTCCTGTTCTCAATCCTCCCAACTGCACAAGGAATGGCTTGCCTTTTTTCTTTTCAACTAATGTTGTACCATCCTCATTGAACTTAATCTGGAATACTCTTGGAACAGTTAAGTCAGTGAATGTTGATGGTGATGTATCTGGAATGGTTGACAATACCTTTTGGCTAAACGGCAGCTTGAAATTGGTTTCATTGGTTGCAAATTGACTTTGACTCTCCACAATGAATGATCCATATTGTTCTTGGACATCATCAAAGTATCTGCCATTCCAATAGTCATCATCTGTCTCAAAATTAAACTTATAATTCTTAGCACTAAAGTTGATGGTTGGCTCAATCTGTATCTCTTTACTTCTGTCAATCTTATAAGTCCAATCAATTGCATCACCACTGGCATTGTAAAAATCAGCCAATGGCTCTATCTCAAGAATGGTTGGATCAGCAACTGATGGCTTGACATATAAGTTGAACGCTGTGACAAGTCCTTTGAAGAAAACATCACAAGTCATATCTGGAAGAAATGCACCAAGAGATACTGTACCTCCAGCTGTCAATGTTTGTGCTTGCTTTAATATATCCAACTCAGCTGTGTTGCTCACAATCTGTGTCCTCAATCCATTTATTCCAGCAGTCCCTCCAATTAATTGTGGAGTCAAGATAATGTATCTAACTTCAAATGATAAGGTATCATTAATCAATAAGTTTATCTGTCTTGAATAGTCAAAATTAAAGCTCTCAGTATGTCCAGTTGCTTGACCATCCAATGCTCCAGAATATATTGTGTCAAAGGATATCAGAATGTTGTTCTTATACACAAGCAACTCAAGTCTGTAACTGCCATACATCAATGAAGCAGATTGAGTATCTGTGAAAGTCAAGTCATGATCACCATGATAATTAACATTAAACAATCCAGATGATGCAGCCACAAACAACAATGGTGATGAGCTTTGAGCTTGATTCAAGTTGTCTTGAGTCACTGTTACCTCCATGATATCTATGGAGTTTAAACTATTTAAAAACCATATAGCACTATTGCCATAACTATATCCAGATACATTGGTGTTGATGATTGTGCCAGCTCCGACATTGTTATTCTCTGTTGAAAACAAACTATCATTATCAGCCTGAACTTGTGTGATGGTTGGCAAGTCTCCTCCAGGATATGCCATCAGCATTCTCTTGAATCTTTGGCTCTCAAGGAATCTGCTGTCCCATGAGATGCCACAATAATTGAAAGCTCTTGTCAATATATCATAGCAGAATACCTGAGGAGGAATCTGCTCAACTGCAAAGGTGGAAGGAGTAGCACGCGTGAACCCGTAATCAATCAAGCCGTAGTAATACCCTTTACCCTCCCATCCTTGCGAGTCTTGGTTGCTGACAGGAGATCCATTGAATTGTACTATACCTGCCCATGTATCTTGTTGGTTGTCATATGTCAATGCATGGTCATACTCTGAATATCCAAGCTCATTGACCTTAATCTTTGTAAGTCTTGAGATGTAGTCAATCGTATCACTGACAAGAGTTATGTCAAAGGACCATACTCCATCATTCAGCTTGCAGTTCATTAACTGAGCAACACCATTGAACTCAAGCAAGCCATTCTGGTAGTATTGACATTCTGCCTTGATGCTTGGATCAAAGTCAATGAAATCACTATCTGTATTACTTATCTTATCTGTTGCACTCAAAGTATATACACTGAGCATCAGTGATGTGTTGTTCTTGGTCCCTGGCAATGTGATGGTCTTGGACTTATTGCCCTTCCTTGCATTCAAGTCCTTGATGTCACTGATATTGAATGTCAATGGAAAGGGAGCATCTTGACTGATGTCAACAAGCCTCCCATTTATGAATAGTTCTCCAGCCATTAGTTAAGTTGTGATCTATATGTGTATGTTCTTTCCAATGTAATCTGCTCCTGTATCAAGCCATCTCTCCTCCTTGTCTTGAGCTGATAGCTTGTGTTGGTTACTTTGACTGGCTCGAATGCTGTCCCATCCTCAACCTCAAGATATACTGATGGTGATTCCATCAAGCTACTTACCAGCCATTGTTGAACAGACTCGTATATCCAGTCAGAATTCAACAGCAACTGATCTGCTGATGTCTTAGCAAAGTCAACCTTCTCTCCTTGATAAAGAGGATAGGTGTAGCTTGTATCTTTCCAGACTCCTTTCTCTCTCTGATAGCCATAAGATTGTACTGTGGATGAATCTGTTGAAACCAATGAGAATGTGAATGAATCCCAAACACCATACTTATTCAACCAATGTAATCTCCTTGTCTCATATCTCTTGCACTCTCTGTCCATATAAACTCTGAACACTTCACCTGATCCAGAATAACTTCCTCCAGTTTGTGCTCCTCTTGGTGTCAACTCATAATAAACACAATCATCAAAGTCAGTCTGTGTTATAGCTGTGTTGGCAATGATTGCCTGAGGAGATGCATCAACAACAGGAAATTGATTGGCTGTGAATGCCTCTGTATGTTGAACAATGATTGTGTTGTTGGCATCATACAATCTGTATCTCACTTGGAAATATCCTGGATCACCATTCAAGATGCCCATAAACAATCTCTCATCATTGCCAAGGAAATACTTTCTATCTCTTGGCCAATCAGTCAACCATGTGACTCCACTGCCAGAATTTGGATTACTGGTTGACACTGCATGATCTAAATAATCCCATGCAATAAAGTCCTGATGTCTTAATGCTGCATTGATAGCATACAGAGTTGAGCTTGTCTCATCATCATAGAGCTGTGGTACTGGTGAGCCATACTTCTCATAAACAATAATGTAATAGTCATTGATGGCCATGTCATAGAATGTCAACAATGAGCCATCCACAATCAATGGACTTGACAATGTACTCTGAACAGCTTCAGATACATCTATCCTTCCAAGAGTATTGAATTGCCGATATACCTCTTGAGTCAATCTCAATGAGCCGTTGATGTATACCTCAACAATAAAGCTGAAATTTGCTTGTGCAGTCTGATCACTGCTAAAAGTGAAAACCAATGGATTGCCAGCTGGTGCAATCAGTTGTGGTTGATCATATAGTGTTATTGCCATTCTTTGTAAAATTAACTTCAAATAGTAAACCAGTGAGCTCTGCCAAGTCTTTGCCTATCCTCTCCAGAACACTATCATTGATGACATTCTCAGTGATTCTCTTAGGCTGCAATCCTCGTTGCTTGATGTTGGATGCCACAGCATAGGCATGACTCATGTCCAATCCCTTCCATTGACTGATGGCTGTTGCCATGTTGTGAGATACTCCAGGATAGTTGAATGAGAATTGACTCCCATAGTTGTTGGTCCCAACAGCATTAACCCCTTCATCAACAAATGGATAGTAATCATCAGCCTCTAATCTGAATGACAGCTGTCCAGTTGGAACAGGAATGATTGACGCTGCCAATGCTCCTGTATTACTGGCAACCTTCTTGGTGTAATCTCTGAACTCCTCAGCAAGTTTATTGGATAGCTCAATGATAAACCTATCATAAGCATTCTTTGGTTGCTCAGCATCTTGAGCTGATATCCCAAAGTCATCAAGAAAATCAAACTCTGCCATTGCTTAATATGCGTTTTTGTTCGTTCTCATCAACGATTCTGAAATAGTTCATCCAGAACAATGTTGTCACATAAGGCTGTTGTGTAATTTTCGCCACACTGACTCCCATTTCTTTGGATAGTCTATGAAGGATAGTTGTCCAACTAAACCACTCTGAATCTTTAAGTCCTGTTCCATCATCATCATTTCCATCCTCTGCCTCGCCATCTGTATCCCTAATATAGCGAGCTTCCGCTTGTGAGATAAGTCCAAAAAAAAACTGAAGAAATTTAAGAACTCATCACCAGGGAAATGCTCTTTGAATTCCTTGTATCTGTTGTCATTAGGATTGAGCACTCTTCCTCTGTCATCCTCTTGGCAATACTCCATCCCCTTCTCAACATACATGATTGCCAAGGCTTGACATGGATCCTGGCTGATGTCCTCAATAAGCTTCAGGTCAATGATCTGACCAGTTGACACATGAGCAAAGTTTTTCTCAAAGCAATATGTCTTGCCATTGATACTAATCTCTGGCTTAGGCTCTTGATACTTATAAGTCACCAATAGTTGCAGCATGTGATTGGCTGCCACTTGGATGGATTGTATATCTGCTCTCTTTATCTTGTTGATTGACTCACCACTGAATAGACTGAGCAATTGACATTGGAAGATTAACAGCTGTGTGATGTCATCCTCCTTATGTGCCTTCATTGCCTCAGCCATCATGAGCCATCTGGTCATCTGGTCTGGTGTGCATGCACTTATGCTTGTTGGTAGTTTTATGTCAAGTTGTTTCATACTCTCAAAGCCATGTATCTTCCTTTATTCGTGAATTCCTTTCTGCTGTTCCAAGCCAATGCAGTTGAGATGACTCCATCATCATGCAATCCAGCTGGTGCAGAATAACTCACGTTCCTGGTATTCGGATTGTAAATATAGGAAAAATTATCAAGCTCATCCAACAACCATTGCTCATTGATAATTGAGATAGCTTTCTGTTCAAATGCAACAGCCAAGTCCTCAATGATGATTGGCTTTGTTTTGGAGCTTGTCACAAATGGATGTATCAAGTTACGGCATCTTGACTGGAGCATCTCAAAGAACACATCACCTTGATTGTTGACCTCAACCAATGTCACAGCATTGTATTGCTTAATCAACTCAGCTACCTTGTCAATAATCCTGGTCCATTCATCATGCCTCCATCTGTGAGCTGTGACCATCTGTCCATCTTGGTTGATGATACTAAGCACAGTGTAGTCATCAGCTCGACCAATGTCCAGACCAGCAAACATCTTCGGAGTCTTGGCTCCTGTGCCAATGCACTCATGAACATTCTTGAAGATACCACTGGCATTGTCAATGAACTCAGCTAAGTACTCCTGTCTGAATACATGGTCAGGCAATGACCTCTTCCTTTCATCCAATTCTCTTGGATCAATCATAGGATTGTCATAGGATGAGAAATGAAAGTAAGCATATCTATCATCATAGTTAGGCTGCATGCATAACCTATGGAAATGATTCTTGCCTTTTGGTGTTGAGATAAAAATAACCTTCTTTCCTTTGACCAAGACTGTTGCACTCAAGACCTCATCCCACAGCTCTGGTCTTGTGAAGGCCATCTCATCCACAACCATATAATCAAATGTATTACCTCGGATGTTGTCTGGTCTCTCACCAGAAAAGAATTCAATTGTGGAGCCAAAGCCATTGACTAATAAATCTGATCTATTGAAAGTGAAGAGCCCACTCTTAGCAACTGCTCTCTCAAGATCAGCAAAAACTTTCTTGCCTTGCTTATATACTGGAGTCACCCAAGCTATGCGGCAACCTTTATCATTGATGGCCCACCACAACAATTGGTTGATGCCAAGCAATGTCTTGCCAAACTGCCTTCCAATGTTGAGAGCATAATACTTCTCATGGCCATGGTTGATGGCATCATGAATCTCTCTCTGTTTGTCATGTGGCTTGTACCCTTTGACTGTACTCATTCAAAATCGAACTTGTCTACATTCTTGGTCTCAACTTGTTGGCGATCATGCATGCCGAATTTATTCTTGGCATAGAATATCCCCTTGCCTTCATTGGCCACAATGTCCTTTCCAAGAGCAACAAACTCCCCCTCGATGTTTTTAATAGTGTGTGATTTCTCTTTATTCTCTCTCAGCCAATCATACCAAGTTCTCCTATGTATTAAGTTCATACCCTCTCTCAAAGGAATCCATATATTGAGAAAAAAGTCAATTGTTGGAATATGTC